AAGTAAAGGTGGATCGAAGGATGCATGTTACAGCAAAGTTAAGCGCCGTTATAAGGTCTTCCCGTCAGCGTATGCAAGCGGGGCAATCGCCAAGTGCCGTAAAGTCGGTGCAGCCAACTGGGGCAACAAAACAAAGAAAGCAGCAGGCGGAACCTACAAGTACAGAACAACCAAGGTATATTGATAGCGGCTCAGTGAGCTTAAAACCTTGGTAGAATTTTTATTAACAGTTTACTTGGGGAGTCAATTAATAGATCAAACGCAGCGGTTCGTAGACATAGATCGGTGTATCTATTTTGCTGAACGGTTATCACAACAACCATCGGTTCCCATCACTGACGGAAGGAGTGCAAAAATAGTAGCTATTTGTAAACCTATACCAAAGAGGTAGATATGGAACCAATTTCGACAGCGTTAGCAGGGATTGCTTTAGTTAAAAGCGCTGTTGATGGTATAAAGTCTGTAATAGGAACTGCCAATGATATAGGTGATATAGCTCATCAGATTGATGCTTTGTTTACGGGGCAGAAGCAGGTTAACGAAGCCAGAAATAAAAAATCCGGCGTAGGAATAACCGATCAATTTGGTGTAGATAGTGTAGCTCGTGAAGTCATAGACGCGAAGATAGCCGCTGAAAAACTACAAGAGGTGGCTACTATGGTGGATATGAGATTCGGCCCGGGGACTTGGAAAGGTATTTTAGAGGAACGACAGAAACGCATACAACAAGCAAAGGAAGCAGCCGCAGAAGCAAGACGGCAAAAGCTACAAGAGGCAAGAGAATTTGAAGAACTAATAAAACAGATTGTGCTTGTTTCTACAGTTGTTGTTGCGACGATTGGTTTCTTTATACTTCTGTTTACAGTTATTTTGTAGATATGGATAAAATATGGCAGTACGAAAGACTAAAAAGGGAGCGGCCCTTAAGAGATGGTTCAAAGAAGAATGGAAGGATGTTCGCACCGGGAAAGCGTGTGGGCGTAGCAAAGGAGAGAAACGGGGTACTCCATATTGCCGCCCCTCCAAGCGCGTTTCTGCTAAGACCCCTAAGACATCATCAGAAATGACAAGCGCTGAAAAACGTAGTAGAATATCGCAGAAGAAAAGTCTTGGGCAGCCGGCAGGAAAACCAAGGCGCGTTAAACCCTTAAGAAGGAAAAAGTAAATGGCAACCTCGGGTTCAACTAACTTTGACCTAAATGTCGCAGAAATTATAGAAGAGGCGTATGAGCGGTGTGGCATTGAAGCCCGCACAGGTTATGACTTTAAATCTGCTCGGCGGTCTATGAACTTAATGTTCGCTGAGTGGGCCAACCGTGGTATTAACCTTTGGACCGTAAAGCAGGGCACACAAGCTCTTACTTCAGGTACAGCAACCTATACATTTACGGCGGACTATACAGATCTTTTAGAAGTTGTGCTTCGCAGAAGCGGGACAGATTATGAGTTGGGTCGCATGTCACGCGGCGAGTATTTGACTTTACCCAACAAAACTTCTACAGGTCGGCCAAGCCAGTACTTTTTTGACCGTCAAACATTACCGCAGATTACTCTTTGGGCAACACCAGATAGCTCGACGGACACGCTTGTGTATTACTATATTAAAAGAATTCAGGATGTAGATACTCTGGTAAATACGGCAGATGCTCCATTCCGGTTTTTACCTTGTATGATTTCTGGCTTGGCATACTATGTTGCTATGAAAAAAGCTCCAGAACGGGTACAGCTTTTGAAGGCTGTGTACGAAGAAGAATTCCAACGCGCGGCAGCCGAAGATGAGGACCGCGTACCACTAAAACTACAACCAAGCATACAGTACTTGCGAGTTAATTAATGGCAAAATATGCGTCTGGGAAAAATGCTTGGGGTGTCTCGGATCGATCCGGGTTCCGGTATCGTTTGGCTGAAATGGTGAAAGAGTGGAATGGTCTTAAGGTAGGCCCAGATGAGTATGAGCCAAAGCATGAGCAGTTAGAACCAATTAGCCCGGGCCCAGATCCGCAGGCATTGTTTGAGCCACGCCCAGACCAACGAACAGAATCAGCGGTAGAGTCCCTCCTACCGCTGAACCCTTTTCAAAGTGGCGCTCAAGGTACGGCTGTAATTACTGTGTTTGAAAAAAGTCACGGTAGAACAACGGGCAATATTGTGCGCTTTCGGGATGCTGCTGGTTTCGATGGATTTACAAAAACGGTGATTGAGCAAGCAACGGGGTATGTTATAACAGTTGTTACAACAAGTAGCTATACATTTACCGCAGCGTCAGGAACTGCTACAACAGGGAATCAACGTGGGGGCGGTGGAACGGCTACCGCAGGCCCGGTGACATTGGTGGTATAAATGAGTTTTACATATACACAACTACAAACGGCTATTCAGGATTTTACTGAAAACACTGAAACATCATTCGTAGCAAACCTGCCTATTTTTATTCGCGGCGCAGAAGACCGCATCTTTACACTTGTTGATCTTGAGTTATTCCGCAAAAACGCAGTCTCTCAGTTGACTGTTGGGGATCCATACCTGAATGTCCCGGTTGATTACTTGGCACCGTTTTCCTTGCAAATAACCACAGCTAACTACGAGGATTTTCTTGAGTTCAAAGATGTAAATTTTGTTCAACGGTACAGTCAGGATTACGGAAGCACCGCGACCCCCAAGTATTATAGCATTTTTGACGTAGATAATTTTATTTTGGGTCCCTCCCCAAATCTTACATATGATGTAGAACTTCATTACTATTACCGCCCGGCAAGTCTCACCGCTGGCGCGGGTTCCGCCACTAGTTGGCTTAGTAAGAATGCACCAAACGCGCTGCTTTACGGCTCGTTAGTTGAAGCGTATACTTACATGAAAGGTGAGCAAGACATGATGCAGTTGTACGAACAGCGTTTCGGGCAAGAAGTACAGCGGCTGAAAGATTTGGCGGAAGCTAGAGAGAATAGCGATGCCTACAGGAGAGGTCTACCTGATAGGCCACGCACTTAAACAGGAGTAAGGAACGATGGCAACATCAAACGCAGCAACCACCTATCTGGAAAGGAGAATTCTGGACTATTTGTTCAAGAATGATTCTCTTTCCTTTGCTTCGCCGGGTAACAGCATTTATGTCGGCTTGGCAACCGCAGCAACGGACGCGGAAGGTCAGAAGGTCACCGAAGTACAGGTTGACACAGATGACGCTAACTATACACGACAGCAAGTCAACGCAGCAGGGTGGAAACAATCAACCACAACTGTAGCGGTAGCTTTCGCGCAGGGTGATACAGAATTAATTCTGACTGACGCAGAGGCCTTTCCTGCCGCTGGTTCGGTAACGATTGACGATGAGATTATCACATACACTGGCAAGGACGCCACTGCCACTGCCGATGTAAACGGTGCAGTTAGCTCTTCTACTAACGTAGCAGTTGATGGCAACAGCGGTACAATTACTGTTGGTATGGTTGTAACTGGCACAGGTATTGTTGGCACAGTTCGTGTAGCTACAGTAACAAACCAGAACGCTATTGTTTTGGACACAGCAGTTACCTTGTCGGATGATGTAGCCCTTAACTTTGATGGCACAAATACCCTGACAGGTTGTACACGCGGTGTATCTGGAACAACAGATTATGCACACTCTGTTTCTGACGTTGCTGTTTCTGACGCCCAGCGTGTTATTAACGATGATAACATTGAGTACCCAGCGGCTTCAGGTTTGGCTAGTGCTTATACCGTAACTCACGCTTTTGTAGCGGATAAAAATATCGCAACAGCTAGTGTGAATGGCGCTGTTTCAGCATCGACCTCCGTAACTTTGGACGGCAACAGCGGAACAGTTGTTGTAGGCGATGTGGTAACTGGAACAGGTATTACTGGTGCAGCAAGCGGCGTGGTTCGTGTAGCTACAGTAAACTCACAGACAAGCATTGTGTTAGACACAGCGGTCACACTTGCAGATGATGCTGTGCTTACATTTGACGGGTCGAACATCCTGTTTGTCGGTGCATTAGACGCAAACAAAACACTGGCTGTAGGAGATATCTTCCGTATTAACGCAGGTAACTTGAGCATCGAGTTGAAGTAATATGGCTCTTGTAATCAAAGACCGTGTTAAAGAAACAACAACCACCACAGGCACTGGCACGTTAACTCTTGCCGGTGCCGTGACTGGTTTTGATTCTTTTGCCGATGTAGGTGATTCTAACACCACCTACTACTCCTGTACGGATGGCACGGACTTTGAGGTTGGCATTGGCACATACACTTTGTCCGGCACAACCCTGTCACGAGACACAATTTTTGAAAGCAGCAGCACAAAGATTACAGCAGATGTAAACGGCGCGGTTAGTGCTTCAGCCTCTGTGACTGTGGACAATGTGCAAGGCGGCACTTTAACGGTGGGTCAGCGTGTGCGTGGCACGGGCATATCAGGTGTTGTTACTATCGCCACGGTAAACAGCCAGACAAGCATTGTGCTGGATACTGCTGTAACACTAGCAGACGATGTGGCGCTGACTATTGGTGACGAAAAGATTAACTGGACAGCAGGCACTCGTACAATTTTTTGTACGATGCCATCAGAGAAGATGATATTTAACGATGCAACCGGCACCCCTGTGAACTTCACGGATAACTCGCTGGCGTTTGCGATAGCATTGGGGTAAGAAATGGCAAATACATTTAAAACAGTAACAGACACGGCGGTTGGGACAAGCGCAGCCACCATATACACTTGCCCCGCCAGCACAGAAACAACAGTTATCGGCATGAACGTGGCAAACATATTGTCTACAGGGATTACCGTAGATATCCAGTTTGTAAACGATGACGGCGATAATGTTTACATCGTCAAGGACGCACCAGTTCCGGTTGGTGGCGCTCTTGTTGCCGTAGGTGGAGATCAAAAGATTGTTGTAAACGCGGCTGACTCGATTACTGTGACAGCTTCGCAGGCATCAGCCGCTGACGTTACCCTGTCTGTACTGGAGATCACCTGATGCCGACTAGCGACATTAAAAAGGGTCCGCTCTACGTTGACAGCACGAATAACCGAGTTGGTATTAAAACCGTAGCACCAGATCTAGCACTTCATGTTGAGGGTACAAATGCAGCCCCTGCATCTTCTGGGAACACTCCAACGGGATTTGTTTCTCTTAGACAAAAAGATGGAGGTTCTAGTCACGGTGCTAATATAGGGGTACTTGGTGTTCCTCCATGGGGAACATGGATTCAAGGGCAAGATGCTAACAATTTAGCAACAAATTATCCTTTATTATTAAATCCAAATGGTGGAAGCGTTGGTATTGGTGCTTTTTCGCCTAGTCAAGAACTGCACATTAAAGTTGGAGACGGTGCGCAAGTCAGTACCCCAACAGGACTTGAAGGTTCTGTAATTCGCTTGGAAAATAATATGCAATGGGAAAGTGCATATGGCACTTCTGGTGGAGATTTCCTTGGTGGATTAGAGTTTGCGTCAGGCGATGATTCAACAGGTACTGGTGTCCGTGCTGCAATTAAGACCACGGTTGATACTTATTACAACACAAATTCTTTAGCATTTTATACAGCGCCACAGGCTACATCTGGCGTTTTAGAACGTATGCGTATTGACAGTTCAGGCCGTGTCACGATGCCGTATCAGCCATCGTTTAGGGCAAGCAATGCGCCAGCCACATCTACTAACGCTACTTTAGTTTACGGAACTGTAAATACAAACATAGGTGGGCATTATAATACAAGCAATGGTCGCTACACTGCGCCTGTAGCGGGTGTTTACCTTTTCACAATGTCTATGCTTTTTCCAACTACTGGCACTAGTTATGCCCGAATACTTTTTGCGGTCAACGGTACTGCATCAACGAACTATGCAGATACCCTGACATCCGCAGGGGATTCTTATTTATCGTTAAACGGTAGTACCGTAATTGGTCTATCGGCGGGTGATTATGTAACAGTTGTTAATGACGGTCAAATCACCTCATACGGTACTGGATACGGTAGTTTTTGTGGATACCTAATAGGCTAACTCAACGGAGTAAAAACAATGACACAAACAATTACAATCGAACTGACGGACACTCAGTTCAAAGGACTAGAATACGCTGCATTGTCTCCTCAAGATTGGGCTGAGAACGCAGTGACTGAACGTGCAAGGATTGCTAATGACGAAATTGTATCTATCTACACTAACCGTGCGCTAGATGAGGGGGTGCAGATTCCAGCTACTCGTGAACTTATCGTGGCTGACGCATTTACACGCGGGTGGGTTAAGACCGC